ACAACCACTTGCACGACTTGCTTGTCGGATTGCAGCGTGATCGGCCTGCCCGTGACGTTGCCATGGAAGAATTGCACGCCATCCCGGTAAAGCGTCATTTCCTGCGCGAGTTCGGGAATGGTCGCCGCTGTCACGTCCTCGGGCGCGATGACAAACGAAAGCACGTCGTCGCTAAGTGACCGGAAGTCCAGCGTTGCGGCTTCGATTTCCGCCGCTTCCAGGCTTCTGACGGTGGCGTCGAATGCCTTGCCGCTTTCTCCTTTGATTGTCCATGCTACGGGCATTTATCGGATGTTTGCTGGAGTTTGTTGTTGGCGGCGTAATTCTTGAATCTGCCGCAACGCGATATTCAACTGGCCTTGCAGCGTTGCTGTGACGGTTGCTAGGTCATTCAATCCGCCAATGATTTCCCTGCCTTGTCCTTCTTGTGACCGCTTGACCAATTCCATCGCCCTTGTGATTTCATTGATTTGCTCACTGTCTGGAATGGAATCGTTGATAAGTCCAATAATCTGATCATATCCAGCTTTTGCCGCCGATGATAGCTGACCTCCCTGTTCTGATGCTTTTTCCTCTAATGAGTCTGCCAACCCCTCAAGTGATTGAGTGATCGCCTCGCCGCCTTGTTGCTTGAGTCTCTCCGCTTCCGTGCTGGCAAGCTCTTTAATTTCGGCTTCACGCGTGTTGATGACTTCAATGGTGGCCTCGTGGTCGGCAACCGCCTCGCTAAGTGCGTTCTCACTTTCTGAAAGGGCAAGGCGGGCCGCATCTGTTGCTTCCTTATTACCGGATGCGAAAGCGTCAACAAAGCGATTGTTGGCGCTTTGAGCTTCCGCCTTAGCCTGCTCTACTGATTGAGCGGAAAGGGCAAGCTCCTCATTAAGCGCCTGAATCTCACTTGATGTCGTTCTTACAAGCGCCTGCGCTGCTACCGCGTTCGGGTCCGCACCTGATGCGATTGCGGCAGCGTCAGACCTCGCGCCTTGCGCATCCATCAATGAGCGTTTCGCGGCCAATACCTTCAACTGCCTTTCAAGCGCCGCTGTGGTTGCGTCAATCTCTTGACGCTCGCGCATGACGGCAAAGCCTAAAGCAAACTCTCGCGCATCATCCGCTAGCTTTTTACGGGCCGTGATCATCTCTTCAAGCCGCTGCTTCATCAACGCGGCTTGGTCAATGCTGGTCTTTAGATCATCTAACCCGGCTAACGATTTGAGTCCTTTTTCAAGAGCTTGGATTGGCGAAGAAATTATGTCTATCGTGTCCGCGATTGATCCCAAGAAGGTATCGTAAGTGGTCTGCGCCGCTCCCGATTCTTTTTGTAGCACTTGGAAATCACGGATCGTATCACGCAATGCGCTGCTTGCTATCTGTGCGGTTTTTGTAATCGCTACGCCAGCCGCCGCAAGAGCCGCTGCATCTTCTTTTGTTCCGATCCTCCCCAATCCGCCTTTCGATCCGCTGCCGCTTGCAACCCGCGCATCACGCCTGCGCGTGGCCTCGACCACATCTGCCTCACGCTGTAATCGCTTTTCAGTTTCAAGCTGTTCTTCCAAGGTTCGATTGTATTCCTTGGACGCTTCGATGAGTTTTGTTTCTTCCTTTGCGTGATCCTTTGTTGCTTTGGCGGCGGCGACTTCCGCCGCCTTCATCTTATCAAGCGCCTCAATTTGGCCGTTAAATCCGGTGATGTTTTGGGATAATTGCTTTTGACGAGCGCCAGCTTCCGATTGCGCGGCGGCGGCGGCCTCGGTTGACGACTTCTTGACTTCATCAATCGCCTTTTCTGCGGCCTTGGCTCCTGATGTGTCAGCCGTTGTCGTGATGTCAATGTTGACCTTCTTGCCAGCCATTAGGGTGCGGTGATCCTCCCGGTTAGGTTAACGGACAAGCGGACAGTCGCGCCCATGTAGGATGATGTCACGCGGGCGGAAACGTCGTAGAGATTGAGCAGATAAGAGAGGGTCGGAGCAACGCCTGCGGTGGTGTTGTTGCTGGTTGCATCCGGCGTAATGCTCGGATCTGGCGTGCCGTTGGCATAAGCCATGTTCAGCGTCGAGTCATTCGCTGCTTCTTGCTTTGCCGTCGCGGTGACGTTCGCGCCAGTGCCGGCGATAGTGAACCGCTTTGAGATTTCGACGTTTGCAGCTAAAGCCGCTCGTGACTTCGCCGCCCATTGCGAGTCCGTGTCGCCTGAAAGAATAGGGACTTGAATTACAATCGGTGATCCGGTGACGTTTGCAGCAGTAAATGTCCACGCGACGTTGCCGTTGCCGGATGCCGTCCCGACTGCGACGGCAGTTTCAACCTGCTTTGTTCCCGCCGCTGTTTCCACGCCTAGCTTTGCCGTCGCGCCTCGCTGGTCTTTCAAATCACCGGGGAGCGTGAGTAGGTAAAAATCCGCTTCTTCCTTGCTCGGGAATGTCAGACTAGATTGAAACGAAACGCTCGTCATTGCCCCCGGTCGCGCAAACTGCCGGCCCTCAATCGCGCCGATGTAGGCGGTTTGTTGAAACACGGGCTGGTTGTCAATCGTTAGCCCGGAGGTTTCGGATGGGAATCCTTGCCCCCCGGCCAAGTCTAACGTGAATCCCCCGATTGTAAGGGTGCAAATCATTATGCTTCTGCGGCGGAAATGGCAAACAGTGGATTTGGTCCTGCGCTTGTGAACGTGCGGATGAGATTCAGGTTGAGCGCACCAACTCGGCTTTCACTTGCGGAGAATCGGCTTTGCGCGTCTGCCAGTTGCGCCTGACACTCAAAGACCAATGTCCCTAGTGTGTCTTCCGTATCCTGAATGATAACTGCGTCAGAAACAAGATCGCCGCCGATTGCAAATCCGCTTAACAGGTAGTCAAACTCATCTTGAGCGACCCCAACCGGGATGCACGAAATTGATCCGCCGACATTAGTCAGGCTCATTCCAACGGTTCCGAATCCGTCCACAAACTTGGGCGAGAATGCCGTTTCGAATGAGATGTCGAATCCCGCTTCGGAGGAAAACGCATTTCCGATTGAATCCAGCACCATCCCGTAGTTCCCAGCCAAGATCAACGCTGGGTTGAAGTTAGCGCCGTTGATTGCAGCGCCTGCGCCTCGGGTGAAATATGAGGCTTCAGCCGCTGGATCTCCGCCTGTCTTGTCGAGTAGTCCGGTGAATTGCACCGATCCGAATGCTGTGTTTTGAGCAGTGCAGCGGATGCTTGGCATTTGGGTCACGGCTGCGTTTTTGATCGTCCAAGTGGAGTCAACGGCGGTGATGACAAGCGGCTTGTCGGTTGAGCCGTAAATGTCCGCTCCCATCGCGGTTGAGGCGTATGGGAACAGCACGGTAAGTGCTTCGATTTCCCCTGCTGGCTCAAACTCAACAACGGCCTGAAAGTCGGTTTTGCCACGCCCGACAAGGCCGTAAGCATCTGCCGTTTTCTCGAAAGACGAGTTAGTGAAGGTCAGTGTGACGGCCCCCTTGGAGTAGAAAACTTGGCTGTCATAAGTGATCTTCGCTGGTCCGCGAATGATAGTGGTTCGGTCAAAGGTTGACATGGTGTTAGCGTGTTGGTGATTCGTTTGAAAGGACGATCATCATTGAAACGGTGATGTCGTATTGGAGGAAGGATTCGTTTTCGACGGGTTGCTTTGATTGGAATAAGATTGGGCCGTTTCCTAGCCTTGTCCCTGCGGTATCGGTGGGAATCTTTTGGTGGATGATCCGGGCGGTTGCTTCTGCGATTTCTGATGCGGCAGGGGTTGGTCCCGGCTTGCCACGCCAGACGGAAGGGATTTCGGAAACCCGCAACGTGAACTCGTATTCGCTCATCGTTGGGGATGGGATGTTTGGCGAGTCGTTTTCACCACCTGAGTCAATAATCATCACGAAAGCGCCTGTCATCTTCATGGCGTTCCCAATTTCGGCTTCGATGGCTTTCGAGTCCTCAATTAAAACCGGAATCTGTGGCGACGTAGCAAAGAACGCATGCGCAGAGAGTGTCCGCTGGATGCTTTCCATAATGCCCCGTGTGATGCTGGCCATGGCTAAAAGGAAACGAAGTCTAGAAGTGCGCGTCCGCCGTATGAGAACGGCCCGTTAGAGCTTGCGGCAATGAAAGCATCCCCGCCCGCATCGTCGGAGTCGGCGTTATTGTTGGCGAGGTCGTCAAGGAAGGTTTCCGCCTCGTCAATGGAGAGCTTGCGGTCATCGCCGTTGTATTGAGCGAGTGACGGGAAGCAATCCGTCATCAAGCGCCGTGCGAGGGCGTATGCGTGGCGTTGTGCGCCGGGAGGGACGTTTATCCCGGTGTTGGAAGCTGGGGAAAGCCCGCGCTTGCGGCGTCCTGAGTTGACGCGGGAAACGATCTCTAGCGCGACCTGCGTGAGAATGCTGGTGATTTTCTCGTCTGGCGTCGGACACTCATCAAGCAGGGCGTTGAACTCGTCTTGAGATAGACGGGTTTGAAGTCCTGCGGATGTTAGGGGTGTCCATGCCATTGGAGTTAATCTGTTAGCTCATCGCCGCCCCCGGCAGAAACCGGGGGCGGGACCAATGAGCAACCGACAAAAATCAGAAGAGGAGGGAGAAGGTGTAAGAACCTGCAACCGATCCGAGGGTGTCGCCAGTTTGCTTGACCCGAATGTAGCGCCGGGTGTTCGGCGTCATGCGGAAGCGGATGGTTTTGGCAGCAAGCGCGGAATCGGCGGCGGTGATGGTGGTAGAGGTCAGCGGGTCAATGTTTGCAAACGTGGTGTTGTCCGCGCTGTCTTGAAGGACATAAGTGCAGATTTTTCCAGTGGTTGCGACTGATGCTGGCGACTTGATTTCCACCACGATGTCTTGAATGTCACCGCCAACAATGGTTTCCAAGTCGAAGGAGTTGGAGAGAGCTTCAGTAGTGTGAAGCGCCTTGGTGGTGATGTAATTCGCGTCCGTGAGGTTATTGCTAAATTCGAAGGCCATGGGATTAAGTGGTTATGAGTTGGAGGTTGGGGATTAGGACAAGGTTTCGGTGTCCGTGATCGAATCGGTGACAATGATCGGCAGGCCGTTAGACTCGGTGGGAAGCCCGTTGACCAGTCCGGTTGCGGCTTCAACCTTGGCGTTTGGAGTGATCGTGCGGGAGATAGCCAACTGATAAGCGGAGCGGCGGCTCATAAGGATATGAGTTGGGCGGCTTCCGATTGGCATCCTGCGCAGGGCGTCGAGGATCTTCGCATCCGTGACTCCTTTGCCGGAATCTTCGGTAAAGTCCTTGAGGCGGGCAACGGCGTGTTTGTTGACGCATTGAAGGCCAACCCATGCGGTGAGGTCCGCGATGTAAGCCGCGAACCGTTTGCCGTCTGCGTCGGTGGCGTCACCTTCGCGGAAGGGCGAGAGGTCAAACGTGGTTCCGGTGCCGTAAACGTATTGAACGCCTTGATTTCCTGCGGAGATAATATAAACGGAGGAACCCGTTCCAGCGGTGCTTCCGCCTGCGTCGGTGATGACAGCATCAAGCGCGGTTGCGAGGGCTTGCAGGCCAAAGAAGCCTTGCGAGGTTGCAGCATCGCCGTAGATGGTTTGAGATCCAACGGTGACAAGGGCGGCAGCCATCACACCAGCGGCTTCGATTGCCATGAGCGCGTCCGGTCCGTCTTCGTATGCTTTGGCAACGGCCTTATCCACTTCCACGCGGGAAGACAAGATAAACGCTTCAACCTTGCGCGGGGTGAAGTTGGATTTGGTGGCGTCGGTTCCTTTGTTGGCGGAACGGAATGCAACGGTTGGGCGGGAGTTGCGGATGACGGTGTCGTAGCTGGTTCCGCGAATCGTGCGGGCCGGGATGATCGTCACCTCGGGGGCGACGGTGGCGACTTCTTCGATCAAACCAACGACTTTATCGGAGCCGTTGAGCTTGGCGAGGTCAAGGAGAGTTAGGTTATTAGGCATGGTGGTTTAGGGTAAAGTGTTAGATGTT